TAAAGGGGGAGACTTTCTCGTGCGCTGCCTAAACCCAGAACACGCAGATAGAAACCCTAGCATGAGAATAGACCAAATAACTGGTATATTTAATTGTTTTTCTTGTGAATACAAGGGCAATCTCTTTACTCTTTATGGGGAACAGCAAAACTTATTGCAGATCCGTAGAGATATGCTAAAGAAGAAAATTCAAGAAGTAAGAGCAGAGAACTTAGGACTATCTTTTCCTAAAGAGTCTATGCCCTATATTGGTAATTGGCGCGAGATCCGCCCAGAGACTTATAGAAAATTTGAGGCTTTTCAGCAGCAGTCTTTAAAAGAGTTTCAAAATAGGATAGTATTTCCTATACGGGACAGAACCACAAAGATAGTAGCATTTGTAGGTAGACATACTGCTATGGGTACTCCTAAGTACTTGAATAGTCCTTCAGGAGCTAAGATGCCTCTGTTCCCAGTAGTTCGGCCCATACTTGGGTCTGTTATACTAGTAGAAGGTATGTTCGATATGTTAAACTTGCATGATAAAGGATTAGATAACGCTGTGTGCTGTTTTGGTGTAAAAAATGTTACAGAAGACAGACTAGCTATTCTAGGTATGCAAGGTGTTAGTAATATTGACTTATTTTTCGATAATGATGAGGCGGGTCAAGCCGCCTCTGTTCGTGTACAAGGGTTATGTGAGAAAGTTGGTCTTACATCTAGGATTATCAAATTTGGAAGCAAAGATGTTGATCCTGGAGCTCTAAAAGAGTCTCAAGTGAAAAATCTAAGGATTAAATTATATGCCTAAAGTTGCATTAGTAGAAACTAAACCCAGCCGCACAAACTTTAAAACTGAGTTTGCAGGGGCTTTTGAATTCGATCAGTATCATTTATGTTCTGATTCGTCTTTAAAAAAAGTGTTGAAAAAAGATTGTGATATCGATATCAATGTTGACAACTATGACTGGGTTATCCTAGTAGGTAGTGATGCATTGAAATATTTTACCAAAATTACTTCAGTTACAGAATATTCAGGTAAAAAGGTAGAAGAAAAGTTCTTGCCTGTAATTAATCCGGCAATGCTAGCCTTTAAACCAGAAGCTAGAAAGACCTGGGAGTCCTCTAGAGATAATATTGTTAAATATATTAAGGGAGAAATTCAAGATATAGTAATTGACGATAGTATTGCAAAAGGTATACAAGATACTGAGGAAGCAAAATCCTGGGTAAGAAAAGCTATGGCTTATCCTGTTATTGCTCTTGACTCAGAAACTACTGGACTATATCCACGAGATGGACATGTTCTTGGTATTAGTATGTCTTTTGACGGTCTCAGCGGGGTCTATGTAGACACGGAGTGTTTTGATGAAGAATTAGAAAATATGCTTGCTATGCTATTTAAAGATCGTAAAGTAATATTTCATAATGCTAAATTTGATATGGCTTTCTTTGAGTACCATTTTGGGTGGGTTTTTCCTGACTTTGAGGATACTATGCTTCTTCATTATCTTATTGATGAAAATCCGGGCGGCCATGGCTTGAAGCCTTTGTCTTTAAAGTACACACCTTATGGTGACTACGAAAAGCCTATGTACGATTGGATGGATCAATATAGAAAAGAGCACGGCATTCTTAAAGGTGACTTTCAGTGGGGGTCAATTCCCTTCGACGTAATGAAAACGTATGCCGCTATGGACGCTCTCTGTACTTTTTTACTATATGAAAAGTTTAAGAAAATTAAAGCAAACCCAAAACTGTTATGGGTATATGATAATATCCTTATCCCAGGAACTCGATTTCTTACAGACTGTCAAGATAACGGAGTTCCCTTCGATAAGAAACGTTTAATGCTTGCTCAAGAATTAATGCAAGATGATATTGACGCAGCAATCGGTGAACTGTACAAAGTAAATGCTATTAAAGCGTTTGAAAAGGCTCAGGGTAAAGAGTTTAACCCTAACAGCACAGTACAACTTCGTTCCTTACTGTTTGATTATATTGGACTAGCTCCAACAGGAAAGAAAACTGGGACAGGTGCGAATTCTACAGATGCGGAAGTATTAGAACAATTAGGAGAAACTCATGAAGTGCCTAAACACATTCTTAACATTAGGCAAAAATCAAAAATCAAGAATACTTACCTGGATAAGATTATTCCTCAGCTGGATCGTGATTCACATCTCAGAACCGGTTTTAATCTTCATTCTACTACTAGCGGTCGTCTCAGCAGTTCCGGCAAGCTAAATATGCAGCAGTTGCCTAGAGATAATCCTATTGTAAAGGGGTGTATAAAAGCATCGACAGGCAATAAGATTGTAGCAATGGATTTAACAACAGCAGAAGTATATATAGCTGCTATTCTTGCAAAAGATAAAGCGCTAATGGATGTATTTAAAAGTGGGGGAAACTTTCACTCTACTATTGCAAAAACTGTATTTAGGCTACCTTGCCCCGTGGAAGAGGTAGCTGAAACATATGGTACTCAAAGACAGGCTGCTAAAGCTGTGACTTTTGGTATTATGTATGGTGCTGGCCCTAAGAAGATCAGTGAACAAGTAACAAAAGATTCTGGTAAATTATTTTCAGTAAATGAAGCTAAGGAAGTTATTGATGATTATTTTCAAACGTTCCATAGACTTCGCAGCTGGATTAATGAGAATCAAGAGTTTATCTTACAAAACGGCTTTATATATAGCTTTTTTGGAAGAAAACGGAGATTACCTAATGTACAATCAACGGATTCTCAAATTAAAAGTCATTCGATTAGGTCTGGCCTTAACTTTTTGGTGCAGTCTGCTGCTTCTGATATTAACTTACTGGGAGCTATAGACATGAATCAACATATTAAGACTAACCATATGAAAGCTAAAATATTCGCACTAGTGCACGATTCTATTTTAGCCGAAGTACCTGAAGAAGAAGTAGACACTTACGTAGACTCTCTCAGAAACTTCATTCAAATGGACAGAGGCTTGAGCATACCTGGAGCACCTGTAGGGTGTGACTTTGAGATCGGAGACGACTACTCAATGGGTAAGTTTGAGAAAATGTATGGTAGTTACTTATAAAAGTCTACATAAAGTTAAGTTCCCTTTGTACGCCCTAAAGTCAGAGAACTGGTGGGAACAAGACGGATTACTTTTTCTAGATGATAGGGTTTTGGATGATAAGAATATGCGCGGCAGTAATTTAGGCCTACGCCGCGCACAAACGGGAGACCCTAGACTTTATAAGTTAAATAAGCAAATTATTTCCGTGCAAGGAGTATTAAAATCTTCATACAAATATTTTATAGATAGTAATGGCACACCTTTTATCTATGAAAAGACAAAAATGTGTAAACTTAGCTATAAAAAGATCCAAAAAGTTAGTAAACGAGGTAATTGCAGTATTATTACTTGCTATAAAACTCCTCCGTTCGATGTTCCTCGACCTCCTTTGGACGGAGAGACTTGGGCGGGATTTATATACTTAAATGGCTTTCCGTATATTTTGTATGAGTATTCCAATGGACCGAAAAAAGATTCATATAGAAAGGTGTAAAAATGTCCCGAGGACAAAAAACGATGAGACGTCGCAAACCTAGGACTCTTAATGATGCAAACTTACAGTTGCGACAGATAGAGCCTTTAACTAGAAATCAAGTACTAGCTTTTGAAAGCTCACAGAATTTAATTCTTCATGGCGTAGCAGGTACAGGTAAAACGTATATATCATCGTATTTAGCTTTTGATGATATATTAAAAGGACTTTATGAAAAATTAGTTATTATAAGGAGCGCGGTATCCACTAGAGATATAGGTTTCTTACCCGGTACAGAGAAAGATAAAGCCTCCGTATACGAAGAGCCCTATAAAGACATTTGTATTGACCTCTTTGAAAGAGGGGATGCTTACGAGGTATTAAAAAGTAAATTTTTAGTACATTTTATGACTACCTCTTTTATACGTGGTATTACATTAAGAAATGCCACTATTTTAGTGGATGAATGTCAGAATCTCACTTTTCATGAGCTAGATTCTATTATTACTAGAGTAGGTGAAAATTGTAGAGTGATATTTTGCGGAGATTTTAGGCAATCTGACTTACGTAGCAATGGCCTAAGAGACTTTATTCGCATTCTTGAAGCTATGGATTGTTTTGATCTAATAGACTTTGAAGTGAAGGATATTGTAAGAAGTGCTTTTGTAAAAGAGTACATTACATCAAAGGAAAAACTGGGACTTTAATTATGAAAGCAGTATTAGGTAATAGAATATATTTGACCGCTAAAGGTCAATTTAAAGAATGGCTCAATAAACAGCTAACGTATGTTGTACCTTCTACTATGCCTAATGACCCACCTTTAGTAATTAAAAATATGGGTAGAATTACCTCTGAGCTAGTAAGTATACCTTCTGGGAGAGAAGATCTCATACCAAAGGAATACGAAGTAGTAGATAAAAGAGTATATAAGCCTGTAGAGCCTCCAGAGTTTAAATTTACGTTAAGAGAAAGCCAACAAGCTGTCTTTGACGAAATTGATGATAGTGCTATTATTAATGCCTGGGTAAGTTGGGGTAAAACCTTTACTGCCCTAGCCATAGCGGCTAAACTAAAACAAAAAACTCTTATTGTTGTTCACACAGTTCCTTTAAGAACTCAGTGGGCGCGAGAAGTAGAGAAAGTATTTGGCATTATCCCAGGCGTTATTGGTAGCGGTACATTTGAAATAGGGGAGTTTATTACAATTGGTAATACTCAAAGTCTATATAGACAGTTGCCAAAAATCGAAAAAGAGTTTGGCACTATTATATTAGACGAGATGCACCACGTATCCTCCCCTACTTTCGCTAAAATAATTGACACTAATCACGCAAGATATAAAATAGGTCTATCAGGAACTATAGAAAGAAAGGACGGTAAGCACGTTGTATTTAGAGATTACTTTGGATCAAAAATATTTAAGCCGCCAAAAGAAAACTATATGATACCTGAAATTCATATATTTAGATCTAATACTAGGTTTATGGACGGAGCTAATATACCTTGGGCTAACAGAGTAAACAATCTTACTTCTAATGAAGAATACAGACACTCAGTAGCTCTATTAGCTTCCTCATACGCAGCCCGAGGACATAAGGTTCTCGTGGTAAGCGACCGTGTGGCGTTTTTAAAAGCTTGCGCCGAACTCGTTGGTACAAACGCAGCTTGTGTTACGGGTGAGATTGATCAAGTGCAGAGAGAAAGCACTATGTCTTTAGTGGAGGAGGGACGTTTTAATGTGCTATTTGGAACTCAAGCAATATTTTCAGAGGGTATATCTTTAAATTGCTTAAGTTGCTTAATTTTAGCAACTCCTATTAATAATGAGCCTCTACTAACTCAGCTTATAGGCAGAGTGGTTAGAGAAGATGAAGGAAAACTAACTCCTGTTATTTTAGATATTCATCTAATAGGTAAGACTGCTTCCAGTCAAGCATCAAAAAGAATGGGGCACTACATAAAACAAGGTTATATAATTAAACAGCTTTAAAAAAATAATTCTTGACAACTTGGTAAAACTTTGGTATAATATATGTTACTTTATGACTTCGAAAAGATTATAGACGCGACTAACGGAAATGTCAATGACTGCTTTGCAGTGCTTGATATGTTGACGCATAGTAAACTTCCGTACAATAAATTCGATAAGCTTTATAAGTACTCGAATATAAACTTTAACGGAGGTTCTTTTATGCTGCACCCAGAGGTTGCTTTTTATAATAGTTATAAGTATACAAAAAGAGAAATGGTACAGTATTTTGGATTAGGTGCTTTTCGGCTTACCTCAAGATATATTGCCAATCAAATCGTTACTATGAGCGTGCATCAAGTGCCGCTTGATAGGAATTTATATATAGAAAACAGACTACTTCATATAGATGATAATGACATAATTCATTGGCGCTATGAAGAAGTTACAGCTAAGGAGATACACTAGAATGGCAATTTCATTCAACAAACAGAAAGGTTCTGCACAAAAATCCTCAATTTCAGGCTACCAGTATAAAGAAGGTGATAATCAAATACGCATCGTAGGTGATATTCTTGCTCGATACGTATATTGGGTCAAAGGCGAGAACGATAAAGATATTCCTTTAGAATGCTTATCTTTTGATCGCAACGCAGAAGCTTTTAATAATAAAGAAAAAGATTGGGTAAAAGACTTTTATCCCGATCTTAAGTGTGGCTGGAGCTACGCAACCCAAGCAATCGTTAACGGCGAGCTCAAGGTAGTTAATCTAAAGAAAAAGCTATGGGAGCAAGTAATCACTGTAGCAGATGACTTAGGCGACCCAACTGACTTTGAAGATGGCTGGGATCTTTGCTTTAAGCGAGTAAAAACAGGCCCTATGCCCTATAATGTAGAGTACCAATTACAGCAATTAAAGTGCCAAAAGGCAAAAAGACCTTTAACAGAAGATGAGTTAAAGCTAGTAGCGGGACTAAAGTCAATGGATGACGTTATGCCACGCCCTACCCCTGACGCACAAAAAGAGTTGTTAGATAGAATAAATAATAATCGATCAGATACTACTATTGATGAGAGCATTGAAGACGAGTTTCGTATTGCATGATATTATTCACAGCAGACTGGCACCTAAAATTAGGACAGAAAAATGTACCTAAAGAATGGGCTTTAAATAGATATAAATTATTTTTTAATCAAATCTATTCGCTAGAGCTAGAGTGTAACATGCACATTATTGGGGGCGATCTTTTTGATCGTCTTCCCAATATGGAAGAACTGGAGCTATATTTTAGCTTTATTAAAAATGTAAAGATACCTACTATTATTTACGATGGAAATCATGAAGCTACAAAAAAGCATACTACTTTTTTCTCTCAGTTAAAAGAAGTTTCAAGGGCTGTTAACCCTTTAATAAATATAGTTGATATTTCATACGAAGATAATGAATTAGGCTTTAGTATTTTGCCTTACGCAGACTTACATAGAAATAATAGCATTGAGAGATTAAATAGTAGTTACCCGTTATTTACACACGTCAGAGGAGAGATCCCGCCGCATGTCAAGCCAGAGGTGGACTTAGACAGACTAGAGGACTTTCCTATTGTATTTGCAGGAGACCTACACGCTCATAGTAATACTCAAAGAAACATAGTATATCCTGGAAGTCCTATGACTACTTCATTTCATAGAAATAAAGTTTCAACGGGGTATATAGTTATCAATGAGCAAGACTGGAGCTGGCGTTGGGATCCTTTTGATTTACCTCAGTTACTAAGAAAAACAGTAGTATCTCAAAATGACATGATTCCTTCAGAGTATGATCATACGATCTATGAAGTTGAGGGAGACATACAGCAGTTAGCAGACGTAAAAAATTCAGAGCTTCTTGACAAGAAAATTGTAAAGCGAAACTCTGAAGCGGCACTTATTATTGATAAGGAGATGTCCATTGCAGAAGAACTCGTGGAGTATCTAATGTACATTTTAGAAATTGATGAATCAAATATATCAAATATAGTAGGATTATTTAATGATTACGCTGCAAAAGTTGAGATGGAGTAACTGTTTTAGCTATGGAAAAAATAATGAACTTATTTTGGACGATAGCCCAGTAACTCAAATAGTTGGAACTAACGGAATGGGGAAATCCTCCATTCCGTTAATTATTGAAGAAGCTTTATATAATAAAAACTCAAAAGGTATTAAGAAAGCTGATATACCTAATAGGTATAACAATGATGGGTACTCGATAGAGTTATTTTTCACCAAAG